TTGTAGCATGTTTCATTCTTAAATCTGCTCCGTCTGGAACAGTCAAGTCTAAGGCTCCATATAGACCAATCTTCCTACCTGTTATGGCTACGAGATCGCTATTGTATGTGACTGAGATAGCCGCCGCGTATGAGTCGTCTGTATTGTTAATTTTGCCAAAGTTACTTATTTCAATACCATACTTAGAATGTAGAGTTGGAAGACCTGTGCCGGTTATCCCAAACTCTACTCCCGGCCAAACTAGTCTACCGTTGCTTATCCCCAAACTACCTGTGTTAAAGTATCCATCACTAATAATAGCGGGTGGGATATTGCTTAACTGGCTCCAATCAACTATGCCGATCAATCTGTTGGCGTATATATCTCCAGTGAATCTAGCCACACCACCCTGAATTGTAAGAGCTCCATTAACGAGGCTTAGTGAAGCGGGATATAAATAGTTATTTGAATCATAATATAACCCACTATTGTTTATAGTCCACCCGCCAATGTAACCATCTCTAGCTTTTATAGTACCCTCTAGAATTAAGTTACCAGCGGTATCTACATAGAACCTATCTCCGAAAATACCAGCTACCTCTGTTTGAATTTTTATACCAAAGTTAGGGTCTAAATTTATTATACTTTTACCGTCCGTAGTTGTAATTGTTAAATCGGCATTAATGAGTGTTGCGCCAGCACCATCAACTGTGAAAGTGCTATCTTCGTTTGAAATGGTAAGGGAATTACCTGCGATGAATCTGCCGATTATATAATCAGCAACTATACCGTAAGCTTCTCCACCCGGGGTATCAAATTTTCCAATAGCCATTTTAGCTGAATCCCAGTTGTCGTCGGTAAAGGCAATCATGTTGTTAACAATCCAAATTTGTTCGGGGGAGTATGATCCCCCAACCGACTCTCTACCACGAAAACCACTCTTGTCAAGTTGAATATCTTGAGCGCTTCCACTTATGATTCTATTCAGAGAGGCGTCCAGAGCAGAGGTTATAAATGTACTAACGTCATCTTTGTAGTTTGTGTCAAATGTTCCCCATTGCTCAGAGTTTACTTTAGCCGATGTTCCACCTTTTATTGCGGAATCCATCAGATCACTAAACTGAAATGCTTCGTCGTCTAATCTAAGACGGTTTCCGAATATAAGCTTGAAGTCCTCTGGGTTATCGTAATTTAAATCAAAACCTAACAAAACGGGTTGAGTTGTAACTCCATTCTTTATCTCTAATGTAATTACAGCTCCGAGAACGATTTCGTCTATAAAAGACTGGAAGTCGCTAATCATCATGAAATTGACAGCTTCAACGCTAAAAGTGTATCTTGGTTCAGAGAGCCTACTCAAGACACTCGTTGCCTGATCGTATAAAGCTTGAGCCTCAGCTTGAATAGATGATCCGCTCATAGTGTCTCGAAGAGAAAGATTACTATTTATGTAGCTCGATTGGACAATGAAGTGTTGCAGGTCAATTTGTTGTTGAGCCGTGAAATTGGAGTCAAAAGATAAAGCGTCATTTATAACTTCAAGGCTTACTATAATAGCCGCTATTTCACCATCTTTTACAGTCACCTCGGCTGTTTTTGCTACGACCTCTGCTGTTTTTGCAATGCGTTCGGTGTTTTTTGCTGAAGTGCTTAAGCCAGCACGAACCAGAGCGGCAAGCTCTACTTCTAGAGCCCCTTCTTCTGCTACCAGTTCGGCTAACTCTGCTTCAAGGGCATATTTTTCTTCGTAAGTGTCCATTAAAGTAGCTAGTAGGGTGGCGTATGCTCCCTGATTAGTTGTTATTAAAGCTTCCCAATCGGTAATTGCGTTAATTAAGGTTTGGCTCATCCAATCGGTGTCTTTGAAATATGTAAAATCATACATGACAGAAGTCCCGAGAGGGTTAACTCGATTTATAGACAACCCTCCCCCGCCTAAAACTGCGAGTGCTGTTGCTAGATTATCCGTTGCTTCCTCTACCGTTATAGACCTGATTACGTTATCATAAGAAACATATATGTCCGTAGTTGTCGTGACATTAGCTAGAGTCTCCGCTGATATTGTCATGTTTACAGTATCAAATGTTACAACACATTGGTATGCCTCTTCAACCTCGTTGACTAGGAAGTTATACATTGTGCTATCTGATACATCAAACGTTCTATATTTTACAGCTATTTCCGCATCAACTGTTGCAATCGACCATCCCGGGAGATAAGTAAGCAGTTCTCCAAGCAGAGTCCCGCTGGGAGATACTACATCGTAAAGTTTATACGTTCCACTAAACACGCTAAGCTTTATACCTACCATCTCTACTTCTAGTGAATTACAACCGATCTCTTTATATTTGCTAACGCCTTCCCCTTTTTCAGAAACGCTAGTTATCATAAAGTATGTCTCTAGCTCTTCTATGTAGACAAGTCTACGATGAGCAAGAAAAGCGTAATAATCCATCAGCGTCTCATTAACATATTCATCAGCTCGAAAGCTAATACTGGACAAGCTGTTGAACCTAGGGGAATATTTTCTATCTGATATAGCACCCATAGAATAAAGCTGGTCGCCATTTGGATTGCATAATATGAAATTAGGGATTTCGGCTAATCCAAAAAAGTCAAATGAGGTTATTCCTGTCATGTTAGTATCCTCCTGTCTTTACTAGCCACCAATCTTTAGCCTGTCCCGATAAGTTATAGTGAAAGACTCTACCCCTCCTTGTAAGTTCATAGCATTTTTTTTTGGTAGGAGTCTAAGCCAGTTTTTATTAAATGTTCCCAGTCTTAAGAGACCTGTGCTGGACGTCAGTGTTTGTAAATCGTTGTCCATTGTAATCTCTTCGCTGGGAGATATTGCAGTAAAAATAAATTGCCTGTTGTCATCTGTGGTGTTTGTAAGTGTGAAGCTGTTTCCGATACTTTGCAATTTGAATGTGAGTTCAGGGTACAGGTATTCGTCATCGCTTGAATAATTGTATATTGTGAAATCATCATTGACCTCCCCGTCGGTGTAACTACCAGAAGTTGTTCTAACCGGACTGTACGCAAAAGGGCTGTCACACAGTACAGTACAAGTAAACGCATAGTTTAAATTTCCAATATAAACTGCTTGTGGATTTGTCATGAAACAATTAAAATATGCTCCATTGAGATCGTCTTGAAGTATATATAGTTTTTTGTATGTAGATACTCCAAAAAGCCACGATGAAATAATATCTCTTTCCATTGCTGATATAGAGTTTTCCGACCCAAATGTTAACTCAAATTCCAATACTGGCTCTTGGGTACGTCCTAAATAATATGGTTTTGCTTTACGGAGTACTCTTTGGGATATAACTGATATGTTAGAACTTCCGATTCCATTAAAGGGGGCAGAATCTCCAAAATTGTATATCTGCAACCCGTAAGTTTCCGAAGGGATGTCATTGAAAACAAAGTTTGAAGCATTAAAACTTCCCATAAGAACTACCTCCTATTTATGTTTTAATAAAAGGGGCATTTATCTATAAAATGCCCCTTTTAATTGTTAATTATATATTCATACTGCTAGCGTTTCTTCTAACACCCCGCATCCTTAAAACTTTGTTAGCTTCTTCCATAAACGAAGCTCTTAATTCTGGCATAACAGTTTTATCAAAAGAACCAGCTACATTTATAGCGATCTCCATTGTAACATCGCCGTTTCCTCCTATCATATTCCCTATTGGGTAGGAGGCTATTTTAGGTAGTGTGTTTTTCATAAAGTTGTTCATCTGATCTTCTGTAGACACATACTCTCCTTTGAGAAGCTTAGAGAATACTTCGTTGCTCTTCAGCCCACCAGCAAAGCTCCCTGCATGGTGACTTTCAACAATCCCCCCAGTGTGGTATCCACTATTTGCAAGGTCTGCTCCATCGCCGCCGGGACTGACGAAAGTCCTTCTTTGTCCGTCCAATTCTCGGTACAAGGCTAAAATACGAAGAAGTTTGGCTTCCATCTGTAAAGCAGATTGTCCTGCTTCAGCCATTCTCGTCATTTCTGATCTTATTTCTTGTTTACGCTTCTCGCTCAGGAGATAGAGTGCTCTATAGTTCTTATCTAATATGTCCTGCACTTGTTGGGCAACTGCTGATAATGCGACGTAAGCTCCTGCTATAGAGTCCCCGCCCCCACCACTAGTACCCGCACTACCTCCAGAAATAGCCGAAGCTAAATCACGAGCACTGTCTATTTCACGGTCTATTCCGTCTATTTGAGCTTGTATATTTTTTTCGAAAGCCTCTTGCGCTTTATCTAAAGCCTCAATCTTAAGATCATAAATTCTGTCTTCTTTATCTTCGTTTATATCGGTTTCTAGTTCTGCGGCTTCTTCTTCCAAGTCCAGTCTTTGACTTCTAGCTTCTTCGCTATCGTCTAGGCTGAGTAAGATAATCTCTGTTTTTAGTCTAGCTAGAGATTTGCTTTTCTTTTCTAACTCATCCTTGAAATCCTCTTCTTCTTTTGCTAGTCTTAGTGAGTCTTTTTGAAGATTTATATAGTCTTTGAATTCATCAGACGCATCTTTTAAAGCATCTTTTTTTCTTTCAAGAGATTTTATTTGAGCATCTATTGCATCTTTTTCAGAGGTATCTTTTGGTGCACTAGCTCCGCTAGAAGGAGTAGGAGTACTTCCCATAACCCCAAGACTACTTCCGAAAATCGCAGTTGGTATTGCTCTTAATTGTTCAGCAGTCGCTTTTGCCATTTGCCATAGATTATATAAAGCCATAGTTTCTGCTGAATATGCGTCTACTGCTTTGCTAGCATCGTAGTTTAATTGTGCGGTAACTATCGCAAGCTCAGCTTTTGCGGTTACTGCATCCTTTAAGGCATAAACGTTAATTCTAATAGCGTTTGTTTCTGTATCAAATGCTAAAGCAGAGCCATATCCAGCTTCTATCATTTGTAGCGCTGTTTGTAATGAAATACTACCGTTTTCATCTTGTTCTGCCATAGCCTCAGAGAGCATTTTGAAAGAAGAAGTTACATCGTTTAATGTTATAGCTTCTTCTTCTAATGTCCCTCTGAGTTCTTCTAGCTTATCTATTAGTACTGTACTAGCCACTCCGTTGTTGTGGAGTTCATCAAAAGCTTCTTGTTGAGAAGCAGTCCATTTATCAGTAGCTTCTGCGATAGAAAGAATTTGACCTTCCTCGTCCATCCTAACTTCTATAAGTTGGTTTTCTAGGAAAGCCGCTTCTTTTTTGGTTGGGAGGTTTCCCTCTGCTATTTTTTTCTCTATGTCAGCTACTTGTTTAAGCTTATCCTCATACTCGATGAGAGCTTCTAATTTTATAGCTGTGGCTGATTGTTTTGGTTCAGGAACTTCTTCTGGAATTATTTGACCCGCTATCATTTCGGCATGGAGATTATCATAAGCGAGAGTAGCGTCATTTACAATTTTTTCGGCGTTAGAAACTGCAAGTGCTTGGTCAATCCAATCTTGATTTAGTATCCTCATGGCGTCGCTCATACTATCAGCTTGCTTTAATACCACTTCTCCACTTTCTTGATCGTAGCCCCAGAACTTGAAACTCCCTGCGTACTCCGTTATACCAGACCCCTCTTTAAGTTCTGACACTTTTTCCAATATAGCTTCTTGTGCTTTTAGGTCTGCCTCAGCGTTTTTTATTAAACCCGCTTGATTTTCAACCAAAATTGGAAGTTCTGCCTTTCTAATTTCTTCCAGTTTGTCCAAGTATCGTTGTTGAGCTTCTATGTTATCGTATACTTTGCCTGTGTTGATTTCAATGGCATTTCCTTGACTATCTATTTTTTCAATTACGCCCGGTACAACTTCAGCTAGATCATTTTGTACTCTTATTAGTTCTTCCTGAGCTTCTACCGTTAAATTCTCAATCTTTGTTAGTTCTTCGTATCTTTCGATTAGCTCAGTTATGTTTTCTATATCAGCTTCTGTGTCTTTA